AGATTTTGAGCAAAAACTTACTGCCGGGAGTGATGCAATTGTAGGGATTGCAGGTGGGTTCGCAGTTGCCGAAGGTGCAGCAGCATTATTTGGTGCAGAATCCGAGCAGCTTGAAAAGACATTAGCAAAAGTAGCAGGTGCATTGGCATTGACAACCGGGTTGCGAGATTTAGCCAATGGTGTTATTGCAATGAGAAAGCTATCAATTGCAACTAAAGCACAAGCAGTATTCCAAGAACTAAATGCCAAAGCAACTGCAACTGCTGCAACTGTTCAGAAACTATTTGCAGGTTCTGTGAATACCACAACCATTGGATTCAAAGCATTAAAGACTGCTATCATTGCAACAGGTATCGGTGCATTAGTTGTGGGTGTTGGTTTGTTGGTTGCTAATTTTGATAAGTTAGCTGCCATATTAAGCAGTACAACCAGAGAGCAAAAGATATTGAATGAAGCAACTAATGCTGCTATCGATAGCATTGGAGATGAGTTGTCTGCTGCTGATAAGTTGAGCAAGACATTAAAGGATGAAACAAAAACAAGGGAAGAAAAGAACAAAGCAGTAAAAGCATTACAAAAAGAATATCCAGATTTATTATCAAATGTAGATGCTGAAAAGGATTCTATTGAGGATATCAACAAGGCATTAGAGTTGAATACAAAACTCTTGATGATTAAAGCAAAAATGGAGGCGGTTGCAGAATTAAGAGCAGAGCAATTTAAGGTAATAATCAAAGCGCAGGCAGAGGCACAGACAGGAGCAAACGTAGGAGCATTAGATTATATTGCTACACTACAAATGTCAATGACTGCTCAAGAGATGGCTAACATAAAAACTGCAAATTCAATTGCTGAAAATGAAAAGCAAGTTGTTGCTCTTGACAATGTTGAGTCTGCATTACAAGCAGAGATGGATGCGTTGATGTTGAAAGGTGCGGTCATTGTAGATACAACAGATAAAACAACAAGCGCAACAAAAACAGAAATATCAGAACGTCAAAAGCTACGCGATGAAATGGAGAAAGAGGCTGAGATTCTAAACAGAATCAACAATGCTAAATTCAAAAGTATTAATCAATTCTTTGAGATTGGCAAGGATGCCTATGATGGTGAGATAGGCAGCATCAAGGAATTAACAATGGCATTATCAAAAGAGAGTGAAATCAGAGGAGAGAAAGCAAGAGAATTGGTTGGAGTTCAGAAAGAGATTGCAGATGAATACACAACTATTTGGGGTGAGGCATTTGCAGAGATTGCAGAGATGGATGCTGAAGCAGCAGAGGAAAGAGCAAAAGCAGAGCAAGAGAGGATTGACAATATCAATAAAGGATTAGATGCAGCAACAACTGCTGCTGATGGTTTGTCATCATTAAATGATTTGGTACTTGCTAATCAGATTAAAGGGTTAAAAGAAGGTGATGCCAGAAGAACAGAATTAGAACGGAAAGCATTTGAGAGAAGTAAAAAGATACAGATTGCACAAGCATTGATTAGTGCTGCTCAAGGTGTTGTCAGTATCTTATCAACTCCATCAACAATCCCTGATCCATTTGGTACGGTTTTCAAAGTTGTACAGATTGCATCATTAGCTGCAACAACTGCTGCGCAAATAAGCAAAATTAAGTCTGCACAATTTGGTGGTGGTGCAAGTGGTTCAATTGGTTCGGCAGGTGGTGGTGGTGCATCAGCAGGTGCAGGTGGTGTACCAATAAACAACATCAGCAATACTGCATCATTGATTGACCAGAATCAACAGAATGTTACGCAGGTAGTTGTTGTTGAAACGGATATCACCAATACACAGAATACAGTTGCAGCAGTTACTGAATCAGCAACATTTTAAAATTGACAGTTATTAAATCATTTATATTTTAAGTTATGGATAAAAAAGTATTTGAATTGGTTATTGATGAGGATGATGATAGCGGTGTTTCAATGATTGCAATCGTGGATGCACCTGCCATTGAGAGAGATTTCCACAAGTTCAAACAATCAGAGCCGTTAGCATTCAAGGTTGCTGATGAAGATAAACGGATTGCATCCGGATATTGTATGGTGTCAGACCTTCCGATTTTTAGGCATGACCAACAAGACGGTGAACATTATGTTGTATTTCGCAAACCAACTATTGAGAAGATAGTCAACAAGTTCATGAAGCAAGGATTGAATGCAGAGATTAACTTGATGCACGAATCAGAGGTGAGTGATGTTTATGTTTTTGAGAGTTTGATTATAGACAAGGACAGAGGCATCAATGCACCCGATGGATTCAAGGATGCACCAGATGGCAGTTGGTTTGTATCAATGAGAGTTGATAATGATGAGTTATGGAATGACATCAAGCAAGGTACTTACAGAGGATTCTCTGTTGAGGGTATGTTTGCAAAAGCTGATGCAACTCCAACTGATGAGCAGATTATAGATGCAGCAATTGATGCTATCAATGGCTAAATTTGACAGAGTAAATTTTAATTATATTTTAACATACAAACATCATGAAAATGAATATTAGAGAAAATCTAAAAAACAACATTGAGGCATTAAAGAAAATTGCTTTCAATGAAACGGTTGAGGCGGTTGCCGAAACAACTGAAATAACAGAGCCAACAGAATCTAAATTTGTTGACGCACAACTTGAAGATGGTACAATAATTAATGTTGAACCGGCAATTGAGTTAGGTGCATCCGTATCTGTTATGACAGAAGATGGAATTGTTGCAGCAGAAGATGCAGAGCATACATTGGCAAGTGGTGAAAAGATCATCACAGTTGGTGGTGTGATTACTGAAATCATTGCAACAGAAGAAGAAGAAGTTGCAGAAGAAGTTGAGGAAGAAGTTGAAGTTGAAGAAGAAATGGAATCAGCAGAGCCAACTGCAACTGCACCAACTCCAAAAACTGTAATCGAAAGAACAGAAGTTGAGAGAAAGTTTGCAGAATTGGAATCAAAGATTGTTGATGCAATTGTTAAGAATGAGGAGTTTGAAAAGAAAGTAATTTCAACTCTTGAGGAGTTTGCAAAAGAGCCATCAGTTGAGCCAACTAAAAAAAGAAGATTGGATGCCTTTAAAAAAGAGGATTTAACATTCGAGCAAAAATTAAGTAAAATCAAAAACCTAAGAAAAATAAAATAATTATGAGTTTCGTAGTATCAAGTTTAACAGACTATGTTGACCAGAGTTCAACAGATTTATTGTTACCTGCGGTCAGTCAAGGTAAAACTGCCACAATCGTAAATTTACAAGCAGGTGTGAAATCAAGTGCTGCATTGCAGTTGTTTGATTCAACTGTTGTATTCCAAGATGATTCATGTGCATTCGCAGGTTCTGCTGCAACTACTTTCTCACAGAGAGATATTGTTGTTGAGGGTGTTAAAGTTCAAGAGGTTCTTTGTCCTAAAGACCTTGAAGCAAAGTGGACACAGTTATTGTTGTCAGCCGGTTCTGATTATTCAGAGGCTGATATACCTGCTGCATATATGGATATCAAAATGCAGAGATTGCAAGATGCTCTTGAGATTGCTGATTGGCAAGGAGAAGATGGCGGTGCAGGTGGTGCGAATCTTGACAAGTACGATGGATTCTTACACATCATTGATACTGCTGCTGCATCTGTTGATGGTAATGTTGATGCAGTAACTGCTGCAACAGGTATCACATCTGCAAATGCTTTGAACATTGTTCAAGGAATTTATTCAGTTGTGCCAGAGGCGGTGCTTAATTCTGATGACTTGGTTTGTTTCATGGGGTGGGATGCTTACCGAGCATTGATTATCAACATCACAGATACAAATTTCTTTCACTATGTGACTGATGATTCTGCAAGAACAGGAGAGTTAATGTTACCGGGTACTAACTTAAAAGTGGTTGCCGTTAATGGGTTGACAGGTACTAACAGAATAATCACAAGCAGAGCATCAAATATGTACATCGGTATGGATGCAATGAGCGATTCTGATAGCATCAAAATGTGGGAATCAATGGATGACCAAAATGTAAAGAGTTCAATCAATTTCAAAAGAGGTACACAAGTTGCTTACCCTGCTGAAATAGTTGAGTTCACATTAGTCTAATTAATTAAATTATAAACCGCAAAGGGAGAGTGTAATGCTCTCCTAATGCTAAAAACTTTAGAAGATATGCCATGTGCTTTAACTCAAGGATTTCCGGTTTATGATTGCTCTGCTCCGGCAGGTGGATTAGTCCGTGTACTCCTTTTACCTTATACAGAATTGGTATCTGTAACACAAGCATCTTATCTTATTTCTGCAATTACAGATACAGGTTTACCATCAACATGGTACGCCTACAATCTGCAAGAGGAAACGGGATTGCTTGAATCAACTGAAAATAAAAACGTACAAAACAACTCATTGTTTTATGATGTGAATTTGTCGTTTACTTTAAACAAAATGGAATCAGCAAAGTCTGCTGAATTACATCTATTAGCTATCCAGAGATTGTGTGCCATCGTCGAAACTGTTGAAGGAAATTATTTCTTTCTCGGTGATGAGAGAGGATGCCACAAGACAGGAACGAATACAAGTTCATCCGGTAGTGCATTTGGAGATGCTAATCAGTACAGTATCAACCTACTTGCAAAGAGCAGCCATGACTGTTACCAAGTAGATGCAGCAGTTATTGCAGGTTTGACAATAGCTTAATTTTTTTCCATCGTTCATCAAAAGAGGGAGTGCATAATTGTACTCCTTTTTTTGTTTTTGACAAATTCCAAATAGTTTATATTATACAGTATGAAGATTAGAAAGGATTTAATTGGCAGCACAATCATTCACAAGGGCAGCAAGTTCTTTGTTGAAGATACACCTGCATTTATCAAGATTGCAAAAGCATACGGATTCGATGTTTTTGAAAAAAAGAAATCAAAGAAAAAAGCTGACAAAGTAGAAGATACAGATGCTGATATTTCGTAAAGATAGCGTAAACATTATCAGAACATCATTGGCTGAATTAAGTACTCTGGCAAGTCCAACGTATTTGATTGAGATGATTAGTGATCAATCTCTGATATCTACAACTTGCATTGCAGCAGATACATCTGCTTATCCATCAAGATACAACGAGTTCACGATAACAGAAACTGCAACTCCTAACAACTTGAATGCAGAGATATTGTTAGAGCCTGTTGGATATTTCACGTACAACATATACGAGCAGACAAGCACAACTAACTTATCTCCATCTGATGCAGGTGTTATTCTGTTAGAAAGTGGCAAGTCAAGATGCTTGATTGATGGTGACAGAGAGGCAACAACATATACCTTTTACGATACACCTACACCACAAGTGGCATTTTGGAGTGTTTTTGATAGTGAAGGCATTGTACCAACACCGCCAACAACAGATGCTACGTATCAGAATAGTGATGCAAGTTTTGTACAAGTCATTCCAAAAGCAACAACCTTTACTGCGCCAGATATCAGTTTCACAGATTCAGATGGTTCTGTATCTGCAAAACCATCTAATACGGATTTGGTTTGCACACCGGGCACAACAGTTAGCGGAATATTATACAACAGACCTGTGTACTCTGGTTGGCGCACATCATTCGCAAATTATGATGAAGCATGGCAGAAAGCAAATGGCACATATACATACACTAAAATCAATCCGGCAACAATTGCAAAATTAGATTTTAGCATAACTAATGCGTTTTTCTTTTTGACTGAAAACAACAGTTTTGGAAATCTTGCAAGGTTCACGGATGAGAACGGTTACTATTATACAGATCCGTTCAATGGTGGTTCAGCAACTAATCCATCAGCTTTCGCAAGTGATTACGTGATTGACCATTTGACAGGTTTGGGGTGGAGACGTACAAAAATTAGCGGTAATTGGGCAACGTTATTAAATAGTGCAGAAAGTCAAACTTTTGCGACTTTTTCAGATTGGCGTATTCCAACTATTTACGAGTTGTTCAGCTTGGTTAATTGTGATACAGATGCGTTGATAGTGGGTTCACGTAAGACAGGCTTAGAATGGTATCCTTTCGACATACCAAATCCGGGAGAGTACAACTCAATTACAACCAACGCTGGAAACACGTCAGAAATTTATACTTATTTTTCTGGAGTAACGCCAACGCTTTCGGTTAATTTAAACAGGAATCCCAAGACATTAGTAGCACCAGCCTTAACGGTTAGAAATCATTTCACATAAAAAATTATGACGATTTATTACAAAGAAAATACAGGCTTAAAAACTCCACAGGATCATAACTTAGATTATTTTATTATAGTCAAGGCTGGAAACGATTACAAACTTTCGGAGTGCTTTGCAGAAATCATATTTTATCAATTTCTGGAGGATGCACAAACCAACAAACCAGCCAACGCACAGCGAACTTGCCAATGGAGTCCGAGTATCGATTGTACTTCGGTAATGATTGCGGAATTATTTTCATTTGATTCTATCACAACAACAAGCGGTGATACAATAACACTATTAAATCCAACAGAACAGAATGGATAAGTTAAGACAGAAATATAATATTATCTCATTGAATTTTGCAGATGCAAAGCCGCCAACTATCAAAGAGGAGAGAAACAAAGAATACATCTGCTTTGGTACAGAGAGAGATTACAGAAACAACTATCCACAATACTTGCTTGACCTTTACAACCGTAGTGCAAAGCATCGTGCATTAGTTGATGGAAAGGTTGATTTCATTAATGGCAGAGGATGGTCAGTTGACCAATCAGCGAATGTGACTAATCAATCAGTTGCACAAGCAAAATTGTTCATTGCATCACCTAACCCAGATGAAACATTAAACAAACTTTCAAGGCAGATTAATTTTGATGATGTTCTGTATGGTGGTTATTATTTGGAATTGATTTGGAGTAAAGACAGTACACAAATTGCAGAGGTTAATTACATTGATTTTCGTTATGTCAGAACTAATGCAGACAAATCGATGTTCTATATTACAGAGGATTGGTCAAACAGAAAACCAGAGAGCAATGATGACTATGAGATGATTCCGGCATTTAACGTAAATGAGAAAGGTGGTAAGCAGATTTTAGCAGTTGACAATTCAAACTCAAAAACAGTTTATCCTTTGCCAACTTATCTACCTGCAGTCCCAATGATTGAAGCAGATTTTGAACTTTCTCAATTTGATTTGTCTGCTATTCGTAGAGGTTTTACACCTACAATGATGTTGAGTTTTAATAACGGTATTCCGACAGATGAAGAAGCAGAGGAGTTAGAGAGAATGATTGAGGATAAATTTAGTGGTACTGACAATGCCGGGAAGTTCTTGCTCAATTTCTCTGATAGCAAAGACAGGTCTGTTGAGGTTCAACCAATCACACCGAGTAATATATCTGATATGTATCAAGTTCTTGAAAAGAGAATTGACAGTACATTATTAGTTGCACACCGGGTTATCAATCCAATATTATTTGGATGGAAAGAAGGGCAGAATGGATTGAGTAATAATGCTCAAGAAATGGCATTCGCACAATCTGCTTACCAGAACAGATATGCAACTCCAAAACAAGAGCAGCAAGAAATGGTATTCAACTCAATAATATCTGTTAACGGATTGCCGAGAATCTTGGAGATTATTCCAATTGAGGCAATTACAGAACAGTTAGAATTGGCACAAATCATTCCACATTTAACACAAAATGAAATCAGAGAAATGGCAGGGTTTGAGCCATTGGGCAATTCGACATCTCAATTTGAAACGCAATCAGACAGAGAGATTGAATCAACTATATTATCTCATTTTGAAAGTTGTGGAGTTGATGAATCAGATTATGAGATTTTATCTGTGAAAGAATTGAAATGTACAAGTATTGAGGATTTTCTAATTGAGGATGATAATGCACAAAAGCAGTTGCATAAGTTCGCTGCAATACCTAATCTGTCTGCAACAGACATGGCAATCCTTGAGCAAGTTCAGAACAATCCAAACGCATCAATTAAAGACCTTTCAAGGGCATTAAAACTCCCGGATGATGTTGTTAATGATTCATTGTTAAAGCTGCAACAAGCAGGTGCATTAAATATTGTAACAGATGCAAATGGATTAGTGGAAAGACAAGTGACAAAAGATGGTGAGGATACGGTTGCAGAGATTGCGAAATCACAGTTATCAATTGCATACAGATATGCGTTGAGGTCTGATGCACCTGCATTAAAAGGTCGTTCAAGAAATTTCTGCATCTCAATGATGGGACAAAGGAAACTGTATTCAAGGCAAGAGATTAACGGTTTGAGCAATGGGCAAGGATTAGATGTGTTTACATCCAGAGGTGGATATTACAATAATCCTACAACCGGCAGAATCACACCGTGGTGCAGACATATTTTTCAGCAGACTATAATAAGAAAGAAACAATAATGGCAAAGGTATTATTTATAACAGAGGATTATTTTAAAAGCAATACAGTTGTATCTGACAATGTAGGTGCAAAAGTGCTGACTGCTGCAATTCAAGATGCACAAGCAATGTACATTGAGCCATTATTAGGGACAAGATTATATGAGGCCTTAAAGACTAAGATAATTGGTGGTACATTGACAGGTGATTACTTGACATTAATGAATGATTATGTTGTGAATACTTTGGTGAAGTGGACAGAGCATGACATTATTTATATGAATAATTACAAGATCAGAAACAAAGGAACATCAACCAAGAATAGTGAGAACAGTCAGACAGTATCATTTCAAGAATTGAATTTCTTAATGGAGAAAGCACAAAGGAAAGCAGACTTTTATGGTATGAAGATGGTTGATTATTTGACTTGTAACAGTTCATTGTTTCCAGAGTACTGTACTAATGATGAAGGTGGTGAGGTATCTCCATTGAAATCTGCTGCGAGAACAGGGTTGTATTTGGGACAAGCTAAAAAGTATTATGGCAAAAAAGATGCGAGATATTGGGAAAGCAACTCCTAAGCAAAAGAAGTGGAAATGGGGTAAATCGGAGAAAGAGTTGTTAAACTACTTTAAGAAACGCTATGGCAATAAAGACTAAGCACATAACATACTTGCAGATGATTACCATCTTTCAAGAATTTGCTGATGCTCACTATGAGATTAACTACTTTGGCAATGGTGACTTTTGGGAATTGGTTGAGAAAACAAAAGCAGGTGAATTTGATTACAGAAATTATCCTGTGTTTTGGGTTTCAGATAATGGTGCAACATTCTCACCGGGTGAACTTGATTACTCATTCCAGATAGTTGTCGCAGGGATTGAGTTTGATAAAGATGGTGAAGAAACTATTGAGAACAATATCAAATCAAATACATTACTTATCTATCAAGACTTTCTTGCCTATCTACAAATTGAGCCATCATTTAAAACTAATGCAGTAAGAATTTATAATCAAGGCACATCAACAGGTACATCATTTACAGAAAGGTTTGATGACAATCTTGTTGGATGGGTTTTTGACATTACAATCAGACAAGCAATTAATCTCAATGCTTGTGTAATCCCAAAAGCATAATGGATAAGTTAGATAAGATACTTGATAATCAGATTGAGATGAAAACATCTCTGGCAGTTGTTGAGCAGAAGTTGGAGGATAAAGGCAGAAGATTAACCAATGTTGAAAAGGATGTTAAAGACTTGAATAAGTTTAAATGGGGTGTGATTGGTACTGCTGCGGTTAGCATATCGACATTCATTAAATCAATGTTCGGATGAGATACAGAATAACAGATAACTTTCATTTGGATGAGTTTGTGCATCCGGATTATCACAACAAGTTTGGTGCTAATGCTTTGTGGTTTGTTGATCATCGAATCATTACAGTTGCACAAGAGTTGCGTGATGATTTGAATGTGCCAATAACCATTAATAACTACATGACAGGCGGTCAATATAAATCATCTGGATTGCGTACTCAAGGTTCTAAAATTGGTGCAAAGTATTCGCAGCATAAATATGGCAGAGCCATTGATTGCAAATTTAAAGGAATGACAATTAAAGAAGTGTATGATTTCATATTGCACAATCAAGATAAATACTTTGGTATTGGATTATCAACCATTGAGAACATCGAACATACACCAACATGGTTGCACCTTGATTGCAGATTAACAGGATTAGAGGAATTTAAAATTGTGAACCCATGAGCCGAAAAGATAGGAGAGCCAGAAAGAAATTTAAAGATACATCAATTGGCGTATTCTTAAAAGACAAAGCACCAAAGATACTTGATGTGATTGGTGACATATTACCAGATAACGGTGTTCTTGGTATTGCCAAAAATCTGTTAGATAATGATGATTCTCTTGATGCCTATGACAAGGAATTTGCATACAAGTTATTAGAGATTGAGCAAGTTGAACAAGCTGAAATTAGTGCAAGATGGAAATCAGATAATCAGCAAGATTTAAAATTGCCTAAACTTATTCGCCCGGTTGTACTTGCTTATACTTGGATTATGCTGACAATCTTGGTGGTGATGGATGCTTTCGGTGTTTCAATAGATTCAATCTATATCGCAGTATTTGAGGTGT